GAGGATTCAACGCACCTATAATAGTTGTGTCTGTTTCGCCAGTTGCCGTAATCCATGCAGTTGTTAACGCTCCGTAACCGCCTCCGCCAATAGAACCTATCATAGCGTGTCTAAACGCTCCAAATCCTAAGCCGTACATTATCCTAAGATTAAAGCTACTGAACCACTTGTTAACGTAACACCGCTAAACTTTACACCTTGTCCCGTAATCAATGCACCTGCTTTTACAGCCGTTCCAGTCGCTGCGATGTATGTACTTTTAACGTCACTACCATCAACACGTAATGCACTAAAAACTGTATCTTCTAACACCAATAACCCTACAAACGATGTAGTTTTTGCAGTTGTGTTGTTTACGATAAAACTACCTTGTGTAGCTACTAACCTATCTAAATTTATTAAACTCATATCTATTTATTTTTTAATTATAATTCTACAATATAAACTACGCTAAACGTATCTGCAACACTATTGTACATTGCTGAAATCTCAATATACTTACTCACTGTTGTTGTTGTTGGTAATGCTCTTCCGTAACCTTTGAACTTAGAACCAAAAGCAATTGTTTGCGCTGTTGCATTATCTTTTATTCTATAAGTCAATATCTGACCGTTTGCGAAAGTACCCGTAGGATTCGCTAAAGTAACACCTACGGCTAACGCTGTAATATCTACTAAGTCATTTGTACTTACAGCTGTTACAGTTGCGCTACTCGTTACCGTTTGTACGCTTGGTGCTAATGCTCTCACATAAGTCTCTAAGTGCGCACCCGTGAAAGTCTTATTAGTGTATACAGAACCAGTCCAAAATAGCATTGGTATCAAATCCAATGCAGCAGGACTAGCCCCGTTGCTTGCATATTCTGATAGTTTTTTATTTGCCATTTTGCTTTGTTTGTACGTAAATTTGTAACTTAATTATATTTTCTTCTTTCGGTTTATAGTCCTTTGTTATATTCGCCATCCTCCTAAGTTTGTGTCGTTTTTTGGGTAAATATCGCTTGTCGTATTTGTGTTGTATTCTGGAAACAAAGTTTGATTATAACAAATATAATCAACAAATCTTGAACTGTAACTTTCTGCTAAACTTCTTTGTTTCTCAACTAAAAAATCTACATCGAATTTACTTACTGTTTCTGAATTTTCGCTTGTGTGTTTACCTATTCCACCGTTGCTAATCATGTAAGCATGAAACGGTAAAAATTCTACCATTGTCCAATGAATCAACATCGGTTTTAAGTAGTTTGTAGTTAACGTTAAATAGTTACCGCTCAAAGTTCCTGCAATTACATCGGCTTTAATCTTGTTTAATAGCTTCGTTCCCGTGTAACTTTGTAAGTGTATATCTTGTGCTATCTCAATGAATTGGATAATCTTATCGGTATCTATTGCACCGCTCAACGACGTATGCTTAACAACGTCCAAAGGTTTTATTAAAAGTGCTATTGCCATGTTTATACGTCGCTAGGTAGGTTTTTATTATTTGGACTGAATCCCTTTAAAGGTAGGTTGTTAGGGTAAATGCTAACTTGGTAAGGATTGGTAACTTTAAAACCTTTTACAGCAGCCGCAGCCGTTCCTATTTCTTTGAATTTCTCGCTGTCTTCGTTAAGGTCTAACATCATTGTGACTCTACTCCATTTGTGGTGGCATCTCGCACCGCCTTTAAATTTGAATATATCGTACTTATCTGCTCCGAACTCTCCAAAACCTTTATTCACAACCTCCGAACTCATCCTATCAATGTCTTCTTTTCTGTACAATTTATTTGCACTTAACATCTTACTGCAAAATTCTCTATCTGGAGATGGATTGCCTACGTACTTGTATCTAACTTTAAAGTACTTTTCTTTTACCAATTTATCTTGTGCTGAAATTGCCGTAGGTCTTGCCGTTCCCGTACTTACTAGATTTACAATTTTGTCAACTAATGAAAGTTTAACATTGTTATTTAACTTGTTAATATGGTTGTTTAATTCGTCTTCATCTTCTAACTCAACATCTCTTTCGTCAATTACTTTCCAACCCTCTTGAGTATCGTTTTCGCATGATTCAAGTATTTGCTCTAACACGCTTTTTTGAGTGCTTAACGTTGTTTCACTATCCGCAACATCCTGCACCTCTTCAATTTTACTTTCGAAAGGATTTAATGTTTTAAAATACAACTTCAAAGAAATTTCGTTAACTGCTAAAATTCTATTAAAGGCATCAATTAGAATATCTTGAAAGTTACGTATGATTGTGTTGTCAAAAATAGTAAATCCAGTTTTTAACTCATCTGAATTAGAACTAAAACCCGTACCCGTAATAATTCCAAAAATCAATGGACTTGTAACATTGTGACTAAGCAAAATTTTATCCCTGCTTTCAGTACTTAAATATTGGTAGTGTTCTGGCGCATCATTTAAAGGGATATCTTCAACCTTTGTAGATAGTTCTGCACTTTCATTAAAAGCAACTATTACCTTTTGACCTTTTGAACCCGTTAACTTGCTGTTTATTTTTGCGCTTATTTCGTCTTGTTGTTCATCGGTATATCTGCCACCGTTAACATTTACTACTTTTGTACCGCTAAAACTGTTTTGAGTTTCTGTAATTAAATACTGTGCTATCTCTTCTTCTAATGTTGCATACGGTAAACCTCCTTGATAGTCAACATTTGAAAAGTATTTCATGCCAACGCTGTAAGGTTGTACGATTAAAACCTCTCTATTTGCGCCGTTACCAAATACATCTATTGGAGTAGGTGGAAAGTCTTTAATATCATTCCAATTGTCGCTATAATACCATCTATTAATCTTCCCGTCTTTATCGCACTTCTCAGGACAAAGGTTTTGAATAGGCAAATGAGTAACTTTATCAACTAGCTTACCTTTGTAAGTAATTTGAATAGCGCATTGACCTAGCATTTTTAAATCTGTTACGAATTTACGCACTTCCTCCGCTTTAAACATCGTAATAAATTGAGCGTATTCATTTGGCTTTCTAGCTGCATCTAATGCACTCAATCCTTTGCCGTAAATCAATCTACTTATTCCATTAATTACAGCGTTATTCGTTGTTGAATTAGCGTATCTTTCAATTAAGAATTTATAGTAGTTATTGTTTTCACCATATTGCACCCATTCACCTTTTTTGCTCTCGCTAATTTGAGGTTTCTCGTATTGTGCTAAACTAAGTACGTGAATATTTGGAGTTTTATTTTCGCTCATAAAATTACATATTGATTAGTGGAAGTTTGCGAAGTGTAAACCCCACTATTAACCGTATATTGTGGTAGTGCCGTTTGGTCTGTACAATAGATTCTACCTTTCCACACAATGTCGCTATTCTGTTTTAAAACAATTGTGTAGTAGTTACCCTCTAAAAGTGAGAATGTAGCCGTAATTGTATGGTAGTATGTAGATATTGCACTTGAACTTATTGTAACTGTTACAGGTGTGTTAGTTGCTTCGTTCGTTACAATCATAGTATTGTAAGCAGTTGCACGAGGTGTGAACTCAAATGTTTGCGCACTTCCCGAAGTTGTTAATATTACCATACTATTATAATCAAATAGATAAGTTTTTGTAACAAAAAAAATGCGTACCGATTAAGATACGCATTTTCGTAGTAGTAGATATTATTAAGCTGATACCATTGTAGCCGAAGTAAACAAAGCCAACATTGCAGCTTCAGTAGAAGCGTTCAAAATGTTTGCATTGATTTTCTCTTGACCTACCAAGTTTAAAGCGTAACCGTTAAAATCTCCCATTGCAGTACCACTAGATAAAGTTGCCCCTATCTCCATACCGTATTGAAGTCCTGCCAACATAAACACGTTATTTCTAGTTTTGATAACCACGTGAGGTCTACCCATAACCAACAATTTAACTTGCTTAGTTGTTGCGATGTCTTGTTTTTTCAACTTAACTGATAGTTTTTGTTCTACCATAGTTGTACCGTTATTACGGTCTGATTTAAACTCTTCGTCATAAGAGTTCTCACCTCTCAATTCATACTTATACAAAACATCAACGTTAGTAATTGCTGTCAATGTATCTGAATTATCCGTAGCTCCGTACGTTAAATCCCCAGAAACGATTTGATGATTGATAAAGTAGATAGCATCTAAACCTCCTACCGTATCTTTACAAACCTCTGCTCTTCCTTTTGCTATATCACACATTTGCTTTTAATTTTTATAAAAAAATGGGATAGGCAAAACCCACCCCATTTTTTAGATTAATATTTAATTATTAATTAGCTGAATTTGTAATACCGTATGTAACGATTTCAGACGCAAAACCGTAGTTTGCGCATCCTGTCATTCTCATAACGATTCTTACATTGTCATCTCCTAATGTTTCGGAGGTATCTATCAACTTCACGGTATTATAGTCCGAAAGTAAACCAGTTCCAAAATACAAATTAGATTTTTGAGCTGCAATCATAACGTTAGAAGCTAATCCCTCTGCTAAAACAATCTTAACACCATCAATAGATAATGCTTGGTTAGAGTACCATTGAGAACCTGCACCACCAACACCGTTTGCACCTAATCCAGACGCTCCGAATCCACCCAATGCGGAGATATAAGCGTAGTATACATTTGTTGGCGCATAGATGAACAAATCTTCTTTAGCCAAAATAGTAGCAGGAATTGCTGCATGAACTTTTCTTAACTCAACCAATACATTAGAAGCTGTAACAGTTGTACCTGCAACCTCTTGTGCTGATGGTAAAGCTGCATCTAAAGCAATAAGCGTACAAATACCATCGTATTGTCCCGTTGTTCCTGTTGCACCTCTCCAAAAAGAAATTTCGTTTTCAGCAGCTACACCAGCAGCATAACGAGTCAAGATAAAATCTGCGAAAGTTTTAGATAAGTTATCGAATGCTGAGATACCCATATCTTCTGCCATCCAATCACCTCTAAAGTCTTTTTTACAAACTTGTTGATTAACATCTAATTCCTTAGGCTCAAGGATTCTTTCAGTTAATGCGATAGAACCACTCGCTGTAAAGTCGCAAGTTGCATCTGATAACAAAGTTCCAGTTGCTACTCTTTTAATTACTTCTTTGTGTTTAATGTTTGCTTTAATCGTTACCAATCCTTTGTCTAAAGTTGGTGCTGATAATAACGCTGTTCCGATATATTCTGCTAAGAATTTTCCAGCGTATGTTGTACTTACTGATGTGCTAGTTGCCATTTGTTTTTATTTTTAAATTATTGTTTACTTAATTAATTATGCTTCTGATGCCCAAACTCCTTGACCGTCTACAATATACCATGCTGTTAATGATACCGCAACCAATCTTACAAAATCACCTTTTTTAGCAGTTGCTTTAGTGTTTACAAAGTCTTTGTTTACTACTCCTCCTGCTGTTGAATCTGCTGCTGCTGTTGAAATTCTACCATTGATTGAATCTAGTGCATTTGGTGAAAGTGTAATAATGTTATTACCGTTTGCACCAGTGTTTCTAAAAAGAAATTCAACACCAATGTTATCCTCTTCGATTAATGGAAGTGTAATAACAAGTGCGTCTGTTGCCACGTTGTAATCTTTACCGCAATCCGCTTCTGTTAATGTTACTGTAGCCGTTACTGTTGATTGAGGTCTAACTGTTGTTAGAACATCTCTACTAAATGTTGCCATGTTTATTTATTTAAGTTGTTTAATTTTTCTCTAATTTTGTCCTCCATAGATTGAAATCCGTTACGTCCATATTTAAACTCAACTCGTTCTGATTGGCTTTCAGGATTTGGTACAATTGGTTTTACTTCTTCCAATTCTACAACCTCTTCTACATCTTCAACTGTTACCGCTTTCAATTCTACATTTTCAGTTTTCAAAAGTTCAATTTCTTTTTTCAACTCTTCGATTTCGCTAAAGTGTTGCTCTTCTATTACAGACTTAATAGTTTTCTTTACAGCTTGTGTAGATGGTTTAACTTCCGTTTCCATTTCTTCAACAGCAGGAGTTGCAACTTCTTCTACTTCCTCAACTTCTTCTTTGTCTTTGATTTCAGAAATAATACCTTCTTCAACAACGTAAAGTAAACGACCATCTTCTAATTCATAAGGTTCGTTTTCATTGTTAACTGGCAAAGGAATTAACTCATCCTCATTCATAATACTTACAGCATTACCTTTCTCAAATATATCCGATTGTATCATAGTAACACCATCGACTAGCATCATTTGCTCTAGCTTAACTTCCATACCTAAATACACTTTTATTGTATTTAAAGCTTGTTTTACATTTTTATTCATATTTGTTAATTTAAAATTATGGAAAGATATTTTGTAAATTTGACTTCGGCATTTTAGACACTGATTTTCTAATTTCCTCAAGAGTAGTAAGCCAATCTTTTGGTAATGCTATTCCTAGTTCTTTCACTTTTGTCTCGGCATCATATAATTTTTTCCTAGACTCTAAATATATTTTCTCCATGTATAAAGATTCTTTATTTAATTGGTCTTTTAAATCTTTAAATTTTGATTCAAAGGATGCCGCCGATTTTATTCCCGCTTCTAATCTAGCGGATACCTCCGCCTTAGAAGCTTTTAATTCATCAATTATGCCCAGCTCAACATTATGACTTCTTAAAGAAATAAAATGATTGTAACCCTCTAATGCTTTTTTTTGCTTGTCGTTCATACTTACTTTTTTATTTATAATTAATTACTTTGCTAATTGTAACATTTTCAACCTCGTTGAGTTACTGTTGTTGTTCCGTTATTCGTGTTTGTGTACGTTGCTGTAGACTGTGATACCGTTGAACCAATACCTTGATTCTGTAATTCACCCGTGCAACATTCTTTTTTATACGTGCCATCGTCACATAGACAACCACGCTTACCACCTTTTGGACTTGTTTTGCTTACTGTTTTACTCATATCTATTTTATTTCTGTTATTAAAAAGTTCATATTTGTAACCGTTAAATTTTGAGCAGAAGTATTATTGGCGCAATGTATTTCTAAGTAGTCACCATTTGAATGACTAACTACACACGCAAAAGATACATTTTCTGCATGACCTCCAGAATTAGACGTTGACTTTGTTCTCGATGGTGTTCTAACTGCACCCAATTTACTATCGTAAAAACCAAACTCACAAACATGATTATTTCCAGAAGTAAACGAAAGAACACATTGAATCAAATATTTTCTACTAATATTTGCATCATTTGTTAATCGATTGTTAGAATGTGTATAATTGCTATTATCGGCACTAGCCGTTGTTGTACCTAATACCTTATAAAACGTATTTGTAGCACTTATTACCGTAGCAGTTGCGTTGTTTTGCATGTACAATTGACCGTTTACAGCCGTGTTTGTAATACCAAAAGAACCGAAAAAATTAGGTACTGTAATAGCTTTTGGAACGTCACTATTAGCGTCATCCAAATAAACGATGTCAGTAGCCTCCGTAGTTGTTACTAACTTATACCGTACATTGCTATTTATCTCACTCATATTTTAGAGAATAGTTCTTTAATTGCTTTCATCTCTTCGGTATCTTTGGTTTTTTCTAGTATGTCCTCACTACCTTTAAATTTACCCTCCAAAGAATATCCGTTGTATTTATCCATCTTAACATCCTCCCATACTTTATCGTCGTATATCTTAGAAATTAAGCACCATTCACCACCTTTTGCGCCTAGTTTATAAATGTTAGATTTGTCGTTTTTAGCGTCTTCAACTATCCAACTTTCAATAACGCTTACTCCGTTTGTTTTCTCATCATGATTTAAAGTAAATTCATTACCTTTTAAATTTTTCATGAATAATTCTGCAGCTTGTACAACTGTTTGTTTAGAAAACATTATGTCGTATTCAGTACCCTTATCGGTACGTCTAACAATCTTCTTATCTGGAACGAGCGCAAAACCTATTACAATTCTTTTCTCTTCGTCTACAATCTTTAATTCAATTCTTTGTTCTGATAGTTTTACAAAGTCTTCTTCAATTGCAGGTTTATCAACTAAACTCATAGCAAATACCCCGTTGTACTCGCTATCTATTAACATTTCGATGCATTGTCTTTTTTCCATTTTTATAGTGTTGCGTTTCTTAATTTGTTTCTGTCTAGTTGTTGTTGCGTCGTAATCTCTGAACTAACTACGAATGCTTGTATTGGTTGCATTGCTCCGTTCAATTGGTTTTGTCCGTTCGCTCCTACAATATTAAAATTAGGAGTAACGGTATTTGTAACACTTCCCGAAGTTGGCGCACCACCACCGCCTCCTCCACCACCACCACTTGGGGATGGAGTAGAACCACCACCACCGCCTCCACTATCAAATTGAGTAGCTGAAATTCTTTTAACGTTTGCCAATCCCGAAGCAATTGCAGCAACTGCAGCGATACCACCCAAAACAACTCCTTGCGGTCCAGTTCCTGCCAATGATGAAAATGCAGCCGTAGCACTTTTGTAAGTATCAATTAATGTTTGTGCAATGCTAACAGCCTTTTGTACTTGAAACGCTTTCTTTTGTTGTGCCAATGATTTACCTGCAAATAAGAATGTGAGGTCGTTAATAGCTGCTAACCCATTTTTTACACCGTTATACCTATCCTCTTTTTGTTTTGCTAGTCTTGCCTTTTCACGTTCTGCATTTGCTATATCGTCCGCTTCTTGTTTTGCCTTTATACCGTTTAAGAATATACGAGCATCCTCTTCGTCTTTTAACTTTGCTTCATTCTTTGCTTTTGTTGCATCTATTTCTCTTTGATTTAAAGCGTTCATTTGCTCTTCTTCAAAGATATCACTAGCTACTTTATTTTGATACGCTAGTTGATTTTTTTCTGCTTCGTCTGCACGTTGAGCCTCTAAATCTAAAGTAGCTTGTTTCTTAATAGCTAACCTATCCGCAGCGGCTTGTTTGTCTATTCCTCTTAATTGTACTTCTAATGCTTGTTGTTCTGCTATTACTTTTTGATTCTCTTCTCTAATTGCACGAATACCTTTATCAGCTTCTTTTCTTACTTTTTCTTCATTGAATATTAAACCTGCTTGAAAGTCTAAAAAGTCTTTTGATAGTGTAGATTTTTGCCCCATTACAGAACGAACCTTATCTACCGCCTTTAAAATAGTAGTTATAGGATATTCAATAAACTTTAAAATATTACTTAAATTTTCTCTACTTATTGCAGTAGCTTCAATTTGTTCATCTCTATTTCTTTTCGCTGCTTCTATTTGTTTTAATCCAGCTTCCGCAACTTGTTTAGTTTGTGCAATTTTTAATACTAAAATTTCTCGTTCTGTTGCACCTTGTAAACGTAGTGCATTATCTTGTTGGTTAAGTCTTGTTAGTTTGCTCTTTTGTAAATCTAAATCTTTTTGCGTTTCTCTTGTTAGTGCTTGTTGTTTCTCAGTTACCCCACCAATTGCACCCTTAATACTATCCCAATTAGCAGCTATTGCACCCAACGCAATTAATAACACACCTATTCCAGTAGCTGCAATCGCTCCTTTCATTCCA